TTCTGGCGTTGACATCCTCGTATCCTTCAAGAAAGTTACTCACTTAGCGGCCTCGCTCTCGCGTAGTGCCTTAGCGATGTTACGGCCACGTAGGTAACCTTCACCCAGGCCTACTTTATAGCCCATCTCATAAGCTGCATAGATAAATAAGCCCATAAACAGGCAAACCATACCAACTACTATTAAATCTAAACTGTTCATCTTTCGCCCTTTGTTAAGGCCGATGAGCTACCTATCCGGGTAGCCCTCCCGGCGTGTGTAGTTAAAGTATGAACCTACCCACCGACAAAAGGCAACGCGACACGCCCTACTTAGATAATCTGTCCTCTAGCAACATCTCGTAGATTTTATCCACGCGTATCTCTATGCGCTCAACGCGCCCTACTAGGTTATGCCCGCCGTTGTTATCGGGCTTTAACTCAGCCAGGTAATACTTAACAAGATGGCGCACAAGCCCAGCCATAAGGCCCCCTAGCGTGGCTATCCCCAAAGCCATAGCTACATATGCCTGAGCTTGCGACACCCTACTTAGCCCCTACGCCTAATTGCTTCTCATTAGGTGCAATAGCTTTAAGTACTGGCCCAATAAGCCCAGCTAGAAAAGCATTAGCTAGTACTTTAGGGTCTGAAATCCCGCTGAGGTACAGCGCACCCACGCACGATAGAGCCGCACGTAGGTAGGACAAGGCCGCGGCCTTAAATTGCTCTTTCATTTATTAGCTCGATTCTGCCCTTAGTTGATTTGTTTAAGTACGCCCACAGTATTAGTACCTGAGGCCGTAACGCCATAAAGGCCCTCGTGGTCACCTACCAAAAGCTGCATTTTATCGCCATTATCTAGCTTGTAGCCGTTGCTCGTTGTTACTCCACTATCGCCTAAATAAACAATGCCACCGCCTGAGTTATGTAGCCATACGGTTTGGTCAAAGCCTGTTGAGGCTACTAAAAGTGTAACTGTAGTTCCTACGCTTACCTGTGCGCTAGTTGGCATTTTCTAATCCTAACTTAATAATTAACGCCCTGACCTTTTCAGGGCTTAGTGCTATCTCAAAGTGCATTTCGTCTTTTCTAGTCCAATCCCCGCCCCAGGTTAGCCCGTACTTTTTAGCTAAAGCTCTAATCATCGGTACTTTGCTGGCCTCAAACGTGCCTACCTTGCCTAAAGGGTGTTTAGTTGCGTTTAGGTCTATAGCTGTGCCGCTTGCGTGATTACTTAATTTACCTGGCACATTTCTTACGTCTCTGTAGGCGTAGCCCCAATCGTCAAACGTGCCGCCTTCTATTGGCTCTATTAGCTCGTTAAACTCTTTAGTAAAGTTAATAAGCAAGGGCGCTACCTTTTCAGCGCAGCGTATTTTAAGGCTTGTGCCCTCTACCTTAAAAGGCTTTACGCCTATCTCAGCCTGCTCCTTAGATGCTGGCCAGCCGTTGTAGCTAGTCTGCATCTGTAACTATTGGTGTGAAGTGTTCCGCTTGTGCCTGTTGTTCATCATATTCAGATTTCAGCATTGTTTGCCAATCATTGCCAATTTCTAAATAAATAAACTCTCGAACTCCAGCAAGACTTTCGACCTGAAATACTTCTTTATTTTTCATATTATAACTCCGCACTAAAGCCTAAAAAGGCTGCCGTTGTGTTGTTGTTTATCAAAACATAAGGTCTATATTGCGTTAATCCAGAGGCAACTGTAACTGCTAGTGAATAATTATCTGCCTGTGCTATATCAGCAACAATAACAGTAGCCGCAGTCACATTTGTGCCGTCATAAACGGCATAATTTGATACAGTGCCTGTGCCATCTATTGTGGTTGAAGGTATTGTTCTCATTGTTTGCGGGAAATTAATTAGAATATATGCAATAGTTGTTGATTTAGCAACACCATTTCCATAACCTGAATAAGTAGCACCTGCACCTGTTCGGTAGTAGTAACGCTGGCAAGCGGCTAATTCTCCTTGAATTGTTCCCGTTGCAGTCTGGAAAGCGGTGGCGGTATTTGAGGCTTCCATTTGTACGCCCCAGACATCAAAGGTTACTCCGTTTGCACCCATATCAAAATCAGTCTGAATAAAAGTTCCTGTGGTAACTGTTTTGCCTGAAATTGATGGCATAGCAAAAGTGACTGAATATCTTGCCCACGATGTAGTAATTGATAAACTGCTTGTGTTAGCAGTTACATCTGCTGAACCACCGCTGCCAAAATATTGGTAAGTATTAAGACCTAAAGTAAATGCAGAGTTAGCCTTAGCCCAAAAACTAAAAGTAACTGTCTGACCTGCAAAAGTACGAACATCCTCAATCCGCTGATTAAAAATAAATGTACCTGAACCTGTAACTGTTCGCGCTACTCTAAAAAAGTATTGACCTTCGTATCCTGCTACTGGTGCAGTACCAGGTGTAAAAGTTTGTTGGCTTACTGTAATTGTTGCGCTTGTTGTGTTATTAAAACATCTCCAGCGGTCTGCCGTATAAGTGCCTGTTGATGGATTACTAAAAGAAGTACCACGCTGCCAAATACCAAAATCTCCGTTAATGATTTTATTCTTACCCGCTGCAAAATTGCCTTGATAGCGCAAGCCTGTTGTCGTGGAACTATCTGCTACGAGAGTCTCGCCGTTGTTGCCTACTGCTAGGCGGTCAAAAGTATCTGCACCTGTTCCAGCAATTAAATCGCCTTTAGCATCTATAGCTGTAGCCATTGAGTTAGTAACAGTTACGGTGCCGCTTGTGCCACCGCCGCTAATACCTATGCCAGCTGTAACGCCTTCAATATCACCTGTTGCACCTGAGGCTGCCCACGCTGAGCCTGTGTAATACCACAGCGAATTAGTGTCTTTTGTGTATGCAAATTGCCCCTCTTGTGGTGAGGTGATAGCTGCATCTCTTGCCGCCGTAGATGCAAAGACGTTAATACCTTGCATTAGGTAGCCGTTAGTGTCAGCTGCCGTAAGTACCTCGCCAGTAGTAAAGGTCTTAAAACCTAATCCAGCTGCCATAGTCCTATCTCCTTAATAACTTAATACGCCGCTGTCAAGCAAACCGTATATGGATGAGTCTAATATAAAGCCGTCAATAATTGGCTCTAAAGTGGTAAGTGTTGTTTTCCAGCTATTAGGCGTAATGCTTTGAGCTACGCCAAACACCTGCAAAGTCTTAGTTAGGGTTGAGCCCCCAGGTTGGTTAGTTGTAATGGTTACCGGGTCAAAGTAATCCAGGTCTAGCGCGGCAATAATGCCCGTATTGTAGTTATCGGTATAAAGGTCTAGCTGAATAGCATCGCATCGGATGCTTGTTTCAGCTCTAGATGCAACGTATGCCTGTGCGTAATCTAGGGCTACGGCATCTGTCTCCATTAGCAAGTTTTGTTGGTTGTAGCTATGCACAAAGTACTTGTCTATGCTAGCTGTGTTAGTAGCTACCTGGGCTGTGCCACCTGTACGGGTAATGCTGGCTGAGTTGTAAACTAGGGTATCGTCAAGGCGCCACACCGCATTAAAGTAACTAATATCTGAGCCGTTATCGTTAAACACCACAGGCGCAAGGCCAGTACTGCCAGCTGTAACGTCTCTATCTTGAAAGACAAACGAGCCAGCGGCATCTACATACAAAGCGCCATACTCGCTAGTTTCTACGGTCTGCATAGCTGCAAGGCTTGTGCGGGCTGTGCCTGGGTCTGCTTGCATTGTGGTTAGCCCTGCATCTACGTCACGCATAGAGGCAGGCCAGTCAATAGCATCTAACAAGGCGTTAATTCTTGCACCGCTGAGCTGACCCGCTGAGGTACCCGCCACCGTACTTACTTGAGCATTTTGGGCGAGCCTAAAGGCATCTACGGCTGTAATAGTGCTATATACCACATCGTTAGCATTTTTAGGTGTAGTAGTTGTATAGCTAGTAATAAAGCCAGCAAAGATAGGGTAAGTAGTTGCACCGTATGTAGCTGTAATTTGTACTTTACGCATAGGCGTTAATAAGTTGTAATACGGGCTAGCTGGGTTTTGTGGGTTAAAATCGCCGTTTTGGTCAACGATACGCATAGTAAGAGTGCCAGTTTGGAATTGGTCAGCCTGAGGATTACGCCC